CCGGAGACGGCCCTTCACGCCCCGGCCGGCCTCGTCGGCCTCCCGGTCCAGGCGGTCGGACCAGCGATCCGCCGCACGCTCGGACTCCTTGAACGCCCGCTCCGTGTGGTCGAGCTCGGACTCGACCTGGCGGGTGTTGAACTCCGTCGTCACGGTCTTGAACCGGGCGACGATGTCCAAGGGCCTGGGGCTAGCCACTGGCCCTCCCCCACACGTCGTCAGTGACCCGGGCCACGATCTTCAGGAACGCGTCCGTCATCTCCGGGGCCCGCTTGACCAAGGTCGGGAACACGAACCGGCCCTCACGAGCCGGGGGCCCGAACTGGACCGTCGTACGCCGGGTCACCTGGTGCGGACCCGAACGGGAACGGCCCCGCTTGCGGCCCTTGCGGCTGTACGTGGTCACCCGCTTCCCCCCGCCGAACTCCGCACCGTAGGCGATCGACCGCATGCGGGTGCGCCCGTAGGACTCCGGGCCACCCACGACCACGATCGGTTCCTCCGAGGGCTTCACGGCCACGCCCCGAGACCGGAACGCACGCGCCGCCGGGACCGACTGGCGGGCGGCCGCCGCTTGAATCGCACGCGCCGCCGGGCCCGCGACCTCCCGGTTCACGGACGTGCGGAACTCGGCCCGCAACTCCCGAGGGAGCGCCCGGGCGGCGCGCACCGCGACGGAGAGCTCCTTCGGCGTGATCGAGTAGGCCATGGGGACAGGGGGCCCGGTCAGGGGGCGGTGTAGTCGGCGCGGGCGAGGATGCCGCCCTTGACCTTCAGGTCACACGTGCCGGTCTCCACGGACCCGACCGGCGCGGACGCGGTCGGCGCACCGATGGTGACGGACCCCGAGAACTTGGCCTTCTCGTCGGCCGTCACGTACTCGATCGTGGCGTCCTGGGCGATGTGCTCCCGGAGGTAGGTGTACAGGGAGTCCGCCGCGTGGTCGATGTTGAACGACAGCGTCACGGTCTCGGCCGGCGGCCCGTAGTCGGTCGCCACCCCGTCCGGGCAGGCGGTGCGAATCTCGGTCTCCTCCGCCGTGATGTTGGAATCGAGCTGCGTCATCGCGCACTCGTAGGAGGTCGCGCCGACCTTCAGGACGAAGTGCTTCACGACGTGTCCGACAGCGGACATCGGTGCCTCCTAGGCGATCGGTTCGGCCACGACGGTGATCGTGTACGCGGGTAGCGGGTCAGAGTCGGGTGCGATCGTGAGGATTCCGTATTCGGCGGTGAACCCGCCCACGGCGTCGAACACGCCCTCGATGCGGTCCATGAGCCACTTGGCGGCGTCGAGGTCGTTCGGGCCGGGGGCGACCAGGTGGACAGTCCACGCCGCGTACACGCCGCAGGCGGTGCCGCGCTCCAGGTCCGGGGGGATCAGGAGCGCACACGGCGGGTTGACCTTGCGGGGGTCCATGGTCGCGTGCACCCCGAGGGCGCGGATCGCGTCGAGGAGGGACTCGGCCTTGGCGAACACGAGCCCTCACCCGACCCGGGGCGGGACGTAACGCTGAATCCGGAGGAGCTGGTGGGCGCGGAACCGTTCGGCGGAGTCCCCCGGGTAGCCGCCGTCGTAGCCGGTGAACCCGTTCGGGGTGTTCGCGGCCCGGTAGTCCAGGCAGGCGAGGAGCACGATGCCCTGCCAGTCGTCGTCCGCGAGGTCCGCGACCGGCAACCCGCCCGCGTCGAGGAGGTCCGGGCGGGCCCGGACCACCATGGCGACCTGAGCCTCCAGCGACGCGGTGAGGGCCCGCAGGTCGGCCGCGTCGGCCGGGTCCACGCCGAGACGGTCCGCACAGTCGAGCACGGTCGGCCACGGCTTCACGGTGCGTTCCCTTCACGGATCGGCCGGCCACGCGGCCGGGGCAGGACCTTCCCCGAGTCCTGCCCCGGCCAGTGGCCGGGGGTCTAGCTCTTGCGGCCCTTGCGGGTGCTCCCACCCGGCCCCGGCACGGATGCCGGGGCGGGCGACGGGGCGGGAGCGGTCAAGGGGTCGAGGTCTGCGCGGACACGGTGAACTTGGCCGCGCCGGCCGCGTTGAGCGCACCGAGCGCGATCGCACCGCCCACCGAACCGGCGACGCCCAGGATCGTGGGCTCGTCGGCGCGCATGGTGATCCGGTGGTTCTCGTAGCACTCGACCACGGCCGAGCTGCCCACGACGGCGGTGTTCGCGGTCATCGCCCACGACACGACGGCGGCGATGCCGCCGATGTCGAGCCCCATGCCCCGGATGCCGCCGTTGGTGCCGTTCGCGTTGGCCGGGCCGATGCGCGGGAACACGGGTCGGCCCTGGGAGTCCTTCAGCCCGTACAGGTGCTGCCACGCGCCGACCGAGAGCCAGATGCGGTCCACCTGCTCGCCCACGGCCACGTACATGGCGGCAGACGCGGCGGCCACGGCGTCCTCGAATGCCTCCGCCGCGACGGCCGTGGCGGACGAGTCGATGGCCTCCAGCGCGGTGGCGGCGACCTTCTCCGTGCCACGGGTGTAGGCGCGGCCCAGGTCGCGGAGCGCCACGTCGAGGACCTCGGGGCTGGTGAACGCGATGGCCTCCGCCGAGAGGTTGAACGCCCGCTTCACGTAGGCGTACGTGAAGTCCACCCCGGTCACGGTGAGCTGGTCGGTCGCGTCGGTCTTCTCCGCGATCACGGCCGCGTCGAGCAGCGGGTCCGTGATCGTCGGGCGGGAGAACGTCTTCCCGCCGTCCGGGCCGGTGCGCGGTCCGAGGGAGTCCACGATCGGACGATCCTCGGGGCGGCCGGCGAACACGTCCCCCACGATCGGGGCCGGGATGAGTCCGGGCACGTCGGCCACGAGGGTGTGCGGCGCGGCGGCACGCACGACGGCCTGCATGTCCTCCCATCGCTGGGGCGCCTCGTGGCGCTTCAGCGACGCGAACAGATACTCCCCCGCGCTGGGCAGGGCCCGGGCGGCGGTCACGATGGACGAGACGCGGGGAGCGGCGGTAACCACGGCGGGAGCCTCCGTCTCCTCGACGGTCTCGACGGTCTGCTCCGACACGGGAGCCTCCTTCTGGTTTGCCGACGCGGCTACGTCGGAGATTCGGGCGTTGGTGAACGCGGGGAACGCGACGAGGGAGGTTTCGGTCCACTCCCCGGCGGTGACCTCCAGGACCTCGCCGTGGTCGGGGTCGTCCACGAGCTCGTACACGGTCGGGCGGACCCCCACGGACAGTCCGGTGAGGACTCCGTCCGAGGCGAGGATCAGGGCCTCGTCCCCGGCGGCGACCTCGGACACCTTGGCGGTGATCGACGCGCCGGCCTCGTCGGTCTCCGCCGACACGACACGGCCGATCGCGGCGGCCGGGTCGTGGTCACGGAGGAGCAGGTGGGGGGACGGGGTCAGGGACCCGGGCAGGAACCGCACCGGACCGGTCGAGGCGAGACCGACCACGCCCCACTCGACGGCGACGCCCCGGATCGTGCGGCGCTCCAGGTCAGCGGTGACCAGGGGTGCGGCGGCGGTCAGGTGGAGCAGGTCAGGCATCGGGACCCTCCGAGGCGGCAGGAGCGGCAGGCGGCGGGGTGGTCAGGGCGGGCAGTCCCTCGGCGGCGCGGGCCTCGTCCACGGTGAGGACACCTGCCGGGATGAGGGCGGAGTACACGCGGGAGCGCGCCTCCGCGTCGGACCGGAGGAACTGGTCGAGGTTGACCTCCACGGCCTGCCCACGGGGGGTGATGTCCGGCATGGACAGGCGCCCCGTGACGGCGAGCAGGTATGGGTTGAGCGTCTGGTTCAGGAGGGTGCGGCCCTGGGACTCGGTGGTCGAGTAGGTCAGGGACCCGTTGGACTCGGCGTTGACCGACATGGGCGGCAGGTTCAGAAGGCGGGCGATGTCCACGGCGTTGGCGTTGCGGGCCTCGACCAACTGGAGCTGCTGGGCGTTGAAGGCCACGGTCTCGTATCGGATCGACGGGTTGAGGAACCCGGTCGAACGCTTGGAACGGGCGGTCTCCCACTGGTCGAGCAGGTCGAGAATCTCGGGGTCGGTGAGGTCGGGTCCGCCGGTCTGCTGGAGGTATCCGGCCGGCACGTCCATCCGAGCGAACCGGCGGACGGCCTCCTCGATGAGCAGCGCCGTGGTGAGGATGCGCCGTCCGTTGGCGAGCGCACCGGGGGCAACCGGGGAGTCGAATCGGAGCATGTCGTCGGTGTAGTCGCGGCCCTCCACGAACACCCGCAGGGAGTCCGGGTCCACCGTGACGTTCTCGAACGGCTCGAACACGGCGGAGCGGGGGAAGCCCTTGGCGACGCCGGGGGGCGGGGCGAACCGCTCGGTCACCCGCAACCAGGCGTAGGGGAACAGGACCAGGTCCTCGACCAGACGCGTCCACGTGATCGACGGGGGCTGGTCGGGGTCGGGCTGGCCGATGATCCCCCACGGCGGGAGGGTGTCGCGGCCCCGGACGGTGCGGAACCCGAACGTGCCGCACGTCCCGGCGATCTGGTGGACCCCCTGAGCGAACGCGGGGATTGACATGGCGAGGGCCCGGTTCCCGGCCCACCCGGACCACATGCCCTCGGCGAGCTGATCCCAGGCGGGACCGGACGCGGCCGTGACCCACGGGAGCGGGGACCCCCAGCGCGAGGCCGCGCCCCCGGAGTGCACCGAGTCCAGGGACGCGGCGACCTCGGGCCGGGCGGCGTTGAGCCGCAACGCACGGAGGAGCCCCACGGCTTACATGCTGTCAGGTCCCGTTGACACTGTGGAGGGCCTGTGGACAACGGCGGTCAGGGGCCGGAGGGGTCCCAATCGGCTTTCTCCGGGCACCCGGCGAGCACCGCGAACCGGACCGTCACGGGGTCGAGGGTCTCGGCCTGCTCGGTCGGGGTCAGCGTCGAGCCGCACACCTGGCGCACGAGCTCGTACGCGGCGACCTTGTCCCCTGCCGTGGCACCGGCGGCGAGCGCACCGAACGCGACCTCGTCCACGACCTCGGCCACCGGGAACGACGAGGACGGCCCCGGCGTCGGCGCGTCGGAGGAGCACGCGGCCAGGGTCAGGGCGGCGAGCACGGCCAGGGCGGGCGGGAGCAGGCGGGGAACGGTCACTTCCTCACCCTGCCCCGCCACGCGCCCGGGCATGCGGTGATCCCGGTCACGGGCGCGCCACGACACGGGGAGGCGCGGCCGGGGTGTCGGTCGCGTGGTGCCACGCGAGGGAACAGGCCATGAGGGCGGTTATGTCATCGGCGGAACGGGCCCGCGACCACGCCCACCCGTCGCCCACCGGTTTGGTCTCTGCGGCGGCGGCGGCCTGGTCGAGCTCCGGGGACGACAGGACACGGCACTCCCCCGCGATGACAGCCGCGTACATGCCGGTGCACGCCCGCACGAACCCGGCCCCCTCGACCGGTTCCCACCGGGCGCGGACCACGTGGCGCAGCTCGCCCGCGACGTGGCGGGCCTGAGCGCGGGTGTCGTAGAGGACCGGGACCTGACGGGGAAGGCGGGTGAGGAGGTCGCGGAGCTCGTCGGCCACCCACGCGGTGCCGGGCCCGGTGGCGAGGAGCTGGACCAGCACGGCGCCGCCGGGGAGCAGGTGCGCGGCACCGATCGAGGCGCGGTCCCGGTCGGGGGCCACGTCGAGCGCGAGCGCGACGACGGCCGGCATCGGGTCCGGGGGCGCCATGACGGCGGCCGCCCACGCACCCGTGGGCCACTTGGACGTGACCACGGTGCGAACCCGGTTCCCGAACGACCGGATCGCGTCGTCGGCGTTGGGCATCTGCGTGAGCAGGTCGGGGATCTTCCGCGGGTCCAGGACGTTCCCCACGCCGGGGTGCCACTCGGCCCACGTCCCCGGGTCGAACACGGCCTCGTCCGAGGGGGCCCTCCACTCGAAATGAGCATGGTTCCCGGCGCGGCCCGCTTCCACGAGGGAGTGCCACCAGGTCGAGGCGTAGTCCCCCGCCGTTGACGCGATCCACGTAGAGGACAGCGGTCGGGTGGACTGTGCCGGCACGATCGAGGTCAGGAGCTCGGAGCCGGTCGCCTCCGAGTGGGACCAGCCCTCATCGATCCCCGCCCAATCCACCTGCTCGCCGTGGATCGCGTCACGGGTCGGCGGGAACGGCGCGAACCGGCCACCCGCCGGGGTCTCCCACAGCTCGGACCCCGCCGCACGACGCACCACGGCGCGCCAGTCCCGGGGCACCCGGACCAGCCAATCCGACCAGCGTTTCCGGGCCTTCATGCCGTTGTCCGCCGTGTACCACGCTTGCCCACCTGTGAGGGCCTCGTCCGACCCCCGGACCATGAACAGGGTCGTCTTCCCGCACTGGCGGGGAACGGAGACGGTCACGAGGGGGTGGACCAGGCGGTTGCCATCGTCGGGGTCGTACTCCCCCGCCACGGAGGCAACCAACGTCTGCCACGGCGTCAACGGCCGGCCGAGCAGGGCGGCCATCGCCCACCACCGGCGCCCGTGCGTCGGGTACTCAGAGCGTCGGGGCGTCGCGTAGTAGGGCTGACAGAGCGGCGTCGATGTCGGCACGCGGTGCACCCCCCTCCGACGCGGCCGCGAGGGCCTCCCGGTACAGGGTGACGGTGCGGGCGTGCGCCAACCATGAGCACTCCCCGGCGCGGGCGTCGGCGCGGGACCCGTCCACGGCGTCGGCCAGGTCCCGGAGCACGGAGCGGGCGGCGGCCCACTCGTCCCCGGACAGCACCCCCCGGCGGCGCCAGTCCAGGAGGGTCCGGTCGAGCATCGACCGGGCCGGGCCTCGACGGCGCCGAGCTCCGAACATCGCCCCCTGACTCATTCGGACACCTGTTCGATGGGCTCGGCCCGGTTCGCGCCGGACCGGGGAAGGATGGACGCTACCCCCCGTGTGGGCTCTCGTCCCCCGATCAAAGAACGGCCCTCCTCGTCACGGACGCGGCTGGAGACCCCGGCAACGGTCGGTTCCCCCGCCGGGAGTTGCACGACCGGTGAGCAGGACGCCCGTTCGCCGGATCGTTGCTCCCACCACGAGAACGCGGCACCAGGTGGTCAGCGGTGTCAGCACCCTCACCCCCGCAGATGTGACACACGCTCCCCCACTTGGCGAACACGGCCGCCTTGAACCTGGCAGCTTCACGACCACCCCAACGTCCCACGGTTGAACCCCTTCACGACTGGTGCCCTCTCCCTTGGGAGCCCCCCCTCCCCCCGTAGCGGGGGGGTCCTCCCAACCCTTCGGCTGTCTGGCACGCCCTCCCCGATTCGGAGCCCGTGTGCCGCCTGGTGCACGGCATGTCACGGAAGCCGCACGGCGGCACCCCCGCGTTCAGCGAGCGCACGTGCGGCTGGCCCTGGCCCCGTCCCAGGCGTGGTGCGGTCGTGTCACGGGGGCTGGTTGTCGAGCTCGTGGCGGTGGTCCTCGTGCCAGTGGCCGGCGCTTCACCCGCGCCCCCACTGGCAGCTCCCGCACACGTGGCGGGTTCCGTCCCACCACGCGTAGCGGAGCAGGCGCCCGCACCCCTGGCACGAGACCCACCCGTGAGGGTGGACCCATGCCCGCAACGGTGACCCGGGCACCGTGGCGGTCGAGGCGACCGCGCCCGGGCATGGGTCAACGTGCGCTGTCATGGCGGTGCGCCTTCCACCTGGCGGCCCAGGACATGCGCTCCCACGTCGAGGCGGTGATCCGCTCCGGGCGGGGCACGTTCCCCGGCGTCGCGGGGGCCTGGACGGGGAGCTCGGCCCGGGGGCGGGTGGGTCGCCGGGAGGACGCGCCCCCGAGCCGAGAGCGGGACGGAGCGGCCACCACGCGAGGCGGCGCGTCCGATGGGGGTAGGAACCGGGGAGGCGGGAGCAGGCGGCGGTTGTAGTGGGCCTCCACCAACCACGCGGGGCGGATCACGAGTCCCCCCGTGAGTCGGCCACGATGGCCCACGTCGCGTCCGGTTCACCAAGTCGGGCGGTGACGGTCGCGGCGTGGTCGGGGCACAGATGGACCACGAGCAGAGCGGCGGTGTCCAGGTGCTCGAACCCGAGCCGCACGTCCGCGAGCTCGGAGCACTCGTCCCCGCCCATGATCGGGACGGCGCACGCCCACAGGGTCACCACAGGGTCACCTGCCCGGACTCGGTCGGGTGGCCCTGGCGGTGGCAGGAGCACACCCAATCCCGGTCCGCGCCGGGGATGAACACGGGGAAGTGTGGGGACACGACCTGGCCGCGTGGGTCCAGGACCCACGTGTGGGGGGAGCGGCGGCGCGTCCGTGCCGGCCACCGGAGGAACTGGCACCGCTCGTGACGGCCCGCGTCACAGTGCCCGCACTGGCCCCACTCGCACGGCCGTGACTCGGAGGGCGAGGACCAGCCCCACGGGACCGGGTCCGCGGTCACCAGGGCAGGCATGTGGACCTCCAGACCTGGAGGCGCCGTGCGTGTGCGTCGGGGCGGCGGGAGCGGCAGGTCGCGTCGGTGGGTTCCAACCAGCCCCGGGCGGCGCCGCGGCGGAACACGGCTCCGTACGCGTTGGGGTGCTCCGGTTCGTCCCCGGCCATCCGAGCGCGGAGGTCGTCGGCGCTCAGGTGCGGGAAGATCGTGGCGAGGTCGTGGAGCTGGGCCAGGGCTCGGGTCGCCCATTCGGCGTTGTGGGACTCCACGAGGGCGATGCCGTCACGCTTGCGCCGGTCGCCCTCGACCGGGTCGAACAGCGACGGTTGCCCGGTCACGGTGCCCACCTGCGTCCGGACGGGTGCCGGTGCTTGGCGGCCAGGTAGCGGGCGGCGTCGCGTCGGTCGCGTTCCCGTGCTGTCCACGAGTCCGCGACGCGGAGCCCCCACCACATGCCGGCGCCCATGAGGGCCAGGGCGACGGCGAGCATCCCCCACTCCCCGGCGCTCACCGGTCGGCCTTCCTGGTGATGCCGCAGGCGAGGCACACGGACTCGGACGGTCGCTTGGTGCCCTGGCAGATGGGGCACCACCGGGTGCCGTCGCCGGTCACGAGGTCGCCCCGAGGGGGTCCACCTGGTCGGCGGCGTGGGCGAGGAGCGCGGCGAGCTGGTCGCGGGCGGGTTCGCTAGGTGCGGTGGTCAGGTCGAGGAGCGCCCAGGCGAGGTCCGCAAGGGCGGTGGCGGCGCGGTTCCCGGCGACGGGTCCGAGGCTGTGGACGAGGCGCCGGGTCGCGGTTACGGGGCTGTCACTGGTTGACGTAACCTTGGTCCCGAGCATCCGCTCTGTGTGCGATGGGCCCCGATCCACTCCGGTGGGACGGGGCCCATCGGTGTCTGAGGTCGGGACGAGGAACCGCCACTCGGAGCGGGGACCGCCCACTCGGATGGCGGGGACATCTCCAGCGAGGGCCAGGTCTCTGGCCTGCCGTGGGCTGAGCCCGTATCGGGCGGCGTAGGCGCCCGTTGTCATGTACTGCATGCATCCTCCGGTCAGGAAGATGCGCGATCCCTAGGTGTTCGCGGGGGGCCTTCTGGTGAAGGTCCACCGGTTGACGCCCTGTCGCTTATCGGCGTACGGGCCGACCAGCAGGGAGCGGCATCTTCGCTCTGTGTGGGGGCAGGCTAACCCGGCGGCCCCGGGTCGTGTCCAGCCGGGCCCGGCGGGTCGGCGTGTCGTGCGGGGTCCCGGGTGCGTTCCTCGTCGGTCCAGTCGCGGTGCCGGGCGCCTTCGGCGTACACGAACGCACCGAACGCGACCGCCCCCAAGGCTAGGCAGGCGGCCGCGAACGGCGACGCGGACGGGTCGGCCAGGTCCAGCGCCAACCCGGTCCCGGTGAGGGTCACGGCGGCCAGGAGCGTGGGCCAACGCGTGAACTCCGAGTGTGGGATCTTCACGTCTCGCGGGTGTTCCGATCGACCTCGCGGAGAATCTGGTACGTGTCCCGGTTCGGTTCGATCCCCGGGTTGCGGAACCCCCACGTGCGGTTGGGCGCGGACTCCGCGAACGTGCGGGCGTCCTGGAGCGTCTGATGGATGTCACGGGGTGCGCCCTGGGCGCGGAAGGACCAGACGCGGCGGGCGATGCGGTCGATGTCGTCGTCACTGAGGGGCATGTCGTCTCCAGGGTCGGGGTCGGGGTTGGTGGGGGGCGGGGACACGACAGGTCCCCAGGTCGGTACGTCGGAGGGCCAGCACCAGCCCAACCAGCGCAGGTTCCCGAAGCGGGACAGGGCGGCCTCTTGGATCGTGGCGCCGACGTTGCCCAGGCAGAAGCCGGGACGGTTGATGGTGGCGACGTGGCCGGGGCGGTTGTTGCTCGTGCGGTGCGCCCACCAGGCGACCGCGCCCACGGGCGGGTTGGTGCCGGTGCGCATGCGGCCGGCGCGCTGGACAGCCTGGGCGCCGTCGAACGCGGTCCCGTACCCGGCGGGCTGGGACGGCAGGCGCCACGTGCGGGCGACGATGCCCATGCAGTGCCCTTGGACGGTGATGCCGTGGAACGTCGAGGCGCCTATGGACGCGGTGATCCGTGCCAGTCCGTCGTCCTGGGCGCGTACCTGGTTACTCATCGTCGGCGCCGTCGTCGTCGGCGGGCGGGTCCTGGTCGTCGTCGTCGGGGACCAGGTCGTCAGGGTCGATGAGGTCGTTGTCGTCGGGCATGGGTCCTCCCCCGGTCACGGTGCGGGCTCAGCGATCACGCGGAGACGGATCGCGGTCGGCGCCAGTGAGGCGCCGCTGTTCTGGTAGACGCCGAGCTGGATCGTCTGCCCGGCGTTGAGGGACACGTGCGGGATCGTCATGGCGACCCCGGACACTCCGGTGGCCTGGGCGGCGCCGGTCTGCCGGTAGGCGACCCCTGCCGCGTTGATGTCCAGGGCGCGGGTTCCGTTCGCGTTGGCGGCCCACACGACGTAGCCCCAGATGGTGACCCGGCATGCCTTCACGGCGGTGAGGATGCCCGCGCCGTAGGTGAGCAGGCTGTTCCCCGAGTCGCCCGCGTCGGCGTTGAGCCCTCCCGTGACCAGGGTGACGGTGTTGTTCGCCACGGCGCCCGGGGCGGTGTCGGACAGGATGCGCTGATACGGCACGAACACGGGATCAAGGGCCAGGGCGAGAGCCTTGATCTGGTCGTGTCCGGCGGGGATGTCCCCGCCTGCCGGGTAGGGCAAGCCGCCGGGGGTTGTGGGCATGTCAGTCCTCCTAGAAGGGTCCGCCGGTGTAGGCGGCGTCTCGGGTCGTGAGCTCCATGACATCGAGCCCAGACAGCGGGTGGGTGACGGCTTGCACCACGTGGGTCTCGGTCAGTGCGCCGAGCATCGTCAGACGGACCGAGTCCCCGGGGAGCAACCACGGCGCCGAGACGGCGCGGACGGTGAGCCCCCGCAGACGGCCCACCACGCGGCGCGCCATGGCGAGCGCGGCCGCGTCGGCCTCCGTCTGGGACGGCAGCTCGCCCCGCTCCACCGGGAGGTCCTCCCGGTACGTGTGGCGGCCGTAGGGGCCGGTGATCCGGGTCGGGGACGTGGCGACGGTGTCCTCCCACGTGCCGACACGGCGGCGGGGCTTGATCCTCACGTACACGTCGAGCTCCGTGCCGCCGGGGAACAGCGCCGGGGAGTCGGGGTGGCGGACGGCGCGGACCACCTTCACCGGGATGGTGAGCACACTGGAGGCCAATGTCGCAGGTCCGGTGACCTCGTACACGACGCGGGAGGGCTTCTTCAGCGAGGAGGCATCATCGACCAGGCGGACGGTGTCCCCCGCCCTGATCCCGGCGAACTGGTCCGCGACGTTGGTTCCGTTGAGGTCCGACGTGTGGACGTAGAGCTCGGTGGCCGCGCCCGGGGCGGCGTTGGCGTTGACGCGCCCGGACAGGGTCGTGGGGGCGCCGGTCGCGGTTGACCACAGATGCCGGGTGCGGCCCTCGTAGCGTTCCGTGGAGTACACGAGCGCGACCCGGTTGGGTCCCCACCGGCGCTCCGAGGCGTACCCGGTGAGGGTGCCGCCGTCCCCGCCCACCTTGATGGTGAGGTCCGGGGTCGTCTTCACGACGGGGACCAGACGCAGGACCAGGCGGCCCAGGTTGTCGAACCATGCCTCGGCGCCGTGGTCGTCCATGATGCGTTCCACGACCGGCCACACGTCGCCATCGAGGACGTACGCGCCTTCGGGGAGGTCGGTCGCTCCCACGGTGCCGAGCTCGTCCACGACCACCACGTCCGGGATGGACCGGCGCACGATGCCCGCGACCACGTCGCGCAACTGTCCGGCGGCGGTGTTCGTGGGCGTGTCGTAGCGGTCTTCGTTGACGATGGCCTCCCCCGACGTGGCGAGGACCTCGATGCGGGCGTCCGGGCGGTCGATATCGACCTGGGCGACGTAGAGCGTCGCGGCGGTGAACGTGTGCTCACGCCCGGCGACCCGGGCCCCGCTGGTCACGGTCACCCGTCCCCCGTACGCGGACAGCGCGGCGGGCAGGTTCGTCGGGGTGATCGTGGTCGGCAGAGTCGCCCGCAGCTCGCAGCGGGGCCACCGGGACGCATCCCAGGTGAGGTCCCCCTCCAGCGGGCCCACGACCACGGGCGTGGCGCCGGTGAGGGTGAACCGCAGGCGGGAGAACGGCGCCGGGATGTTGCGGCCGTAGGCCGCCACCAGAGCGGTGGGAACGAGGATCGGCACGGCGCGTCACGGCTTCCGGATGTTGCCGGCCAGGTCGTCCCAGGTTGAGAACGATGCCTTCACGGTGGTCCACGACGGGTTGCGGGGATCGGCCACGAGCTCGTCCCACGTCCACTCCGGGTCCGGCAGGTACGGGCCCAGCTCGTTGGACACGGCCTGATAGGTCAGGCGCCAGAGCCGGGAACCCGTCTTCGCGTCCGGGATCGTGAGGTCCTCGGACACGTCGGTGACGAGGAGCGTCAGGTCGTCCACGGCGTCGTGACACGGAGCCCGGAGGACCAGGGGCCCACCGGGGGTGAGCAGGTCGAACAGGACGCGCCGGTTGTCGTTCCCCGCGTCCGTGCGGAGCACGATCACGCCGTTCCGGAGCCGCATGGGCGCGAGGGCCACGAACGGGTCCCGGCGGTCGAGCACGTCGAACCAGACCGAGCGTGCCGCCCACTCGTTCGGCAACTGGTCCACGATCGTGACGAACGCGGACCGGTTCGGGTCGAGCGCGTCGGACAGGACCGGGCCGGGCGGGTCGGGCAGGGTCGCGGAGTCGAACAGGGACGCCCCCGTGGCATCGGTGCACTGATAGGTGACCTCGATGCCGAACGGGGCCCGGCCGTCTAGGGTGCTCGCCCCCGTGGGGTCCGAGGTCGTGGCCGGAACCGGGTAGGAGCTGAGCCCGTTCGGGGTCGCGGTCCACCGGTACGGGGCCAGGCCACCCGACGCGGTCAGGCGGGTGAACAGCCCTTCCGCCGCGTCGGGGGTCGCGTTGATCGTGAACGGCATCAGGAACGCCCCCCGGTCGCGTACGGGTAAGGAACCTGGCCGGCGTCGCGTGCCCCGGCACGGGTCGCGGCCAGGACGGTGGCCCACTTGGGGTCCACGCGGAGCGCGGCCAACGTGGCGGCGTCCTTGCGCGCCTGCCCCATGGACGTGGCAACGTCGGAGGCGAGGGTGGACAGCTCGCCCATCTTCGACACGACCGCTTGACCTTCGGAGGGGGTGCCGAAGATGTCCGCCGGACCGGCACCGAGGCTCTTCAACGCGGCGGCGGAGTCCTCGACCTTCCCGAACGCGGCCGTCACGTCGTCGGACATGTCCCGGCCACCGGAGGCGATGTAGGCGAACGCGTCCGCCACGTCCACCCCGGCCCGGTCCGCGACCTGGACCAGACGCGGGAGGGCCTCCTCGATCGAGTCGAACCCCAGCGCCTTGGCGACAATCGCCTCCTTCTCGGCCTGGTCGAGCATGCCGTCCTGGACGTATCCGAGGATGTCGCGGCCGAGCTGGCGGAGCTTCTCGGCCTGCTCTTCGGCGCCTTGGATCATCGAAGTGATGATGGCCGCACCCGCACCGAGGGCGATGCCCGCGACGCCGAGCGCGGGGCCCAGGCTGGTGAACGTCTCCAGGACAACGCCCTTGAAGTCTCCGTTACGGAACCCCTCCCCGATGTTCTCGGAGAACTCCGCCCCGATCTCCGAGCCGGTCCTCCGGAGACGGCCCTTCACGCCCCGGCCGGCCTCGTCGGCCTCCCGGTCCAGGCGGTCGGACCAGCGATCCGCCGCACGCTCGGACTCCTTGAACGCCCGCTCCGTGTGGTCGAGCTCGGACTCGACC